GCAGATCAATGGTCAAAAGGGAATCGGGGGGAATGGACAGTATGGAAGTAAACCGACTTCAGGAAGAACTAAAAAAAGTAAAGATGGATGCCGACTACTGGCGATTAGCTTATGACAAGCTGCTCAAGCATATTGAGCACCAGGACTCGTATATTCGTCATTTGGAAACCCAAGTCTGGGGTGGGAAAACATTTTGAGTAGTTGGCTCATCATTGTTACTGGCTTGATTTATGCCTACATTGGTTTTGAACAAGCCTTTAAAGGTAATATTCCTATGGGTATTACTTATCTAGCATATTCACTTGCCAATGTAGGACTTTGGATGATGGCTAAATGAACTTAGAGCAACTGAATGAAAATAGGGTAGAACAAGCCCTTACTCGCCTTGCAAACTCAGATGAGAATCATGCAGCATGGGCAGGTCAAGTTAAATACCTTGAGGAAGGCTTAAAACAAGCCAAGGCGCATTCTTTTCTATTGGCTGAGGGGACAGTAGCCGAGAGGGAAGCAAAAGCCATAGCGAGCCAGAAATACGAAGAAGCACTTGTAGCATGGACAAATGCCTTAAAGCAGTTTAAAAAGATAGATAATGAAAGAAATCATGAGATGCGAATTATTGACATCTGGCGCACCCTATCTTCAAACCGCAGACAAGGCAATATGTAATGGCTACCAAAAAGGAAAAGGAACATTATGACAAACTTGTCAGATTCGGCTGTGTCCTATGTTTCTTCCTTGGATATGGTGAAGGGACACCATCCGAAATTCACCATATTCGAAGAACTAGACCGAGAAAAGATAGTCCTGCCATCCCTTTGTGTCGAGAGCACCATAGAGGAGATACTGGGATACATGGGCTTGGGCGCAAGCGATTCGAATCTACCTATGACATAACTGAGGAAGAACTCCTAGAAATTGCCAATGAATCAATAGGTTATCATTGGGAAAAGGTTTCTGATGGTGTGATGATGGGGAGTTTAATCCAATGAGTGAATATGATGGTGCTACATTATTTTTTTGTATGGGATAGCTTTGATACTTGTCTTTTGGTAAAACTTTACAATTGCTTGTCTAATACTTTACAAAAAAGTTTAAAAACTTTACAAAAAAAAAATAAAATGGTGCAATGCAATATAACTTAAAGGAGATTGCTATGTACGATTTTGAATCAACTTATAAGCAGTATGAAATATTTTTAGAGCAGGTAAAACAAGCTGGTGAGTTTTGGGTAAACTCTTATTTATCCAGTATTAAAGAACTCTTTAATAAGTCAAAGTGCATGAATTTTTAATAAATTTATACATATAGGTATCAATATGTATAGAAAATTGATACCTATAGGTTGTAAGTTTTAATTGGTTCGTGGCTCTTTAAGTCTACATTACAAGCCCATTTCACCGCTTCTTCTGCTGTCAGACCCATTCGCATACATACTTCGGCTGCCATTGCTCCAGACCCTATAGCCATAAATGTCTTGGCTCTTTCCCATTCCAAGTCATCACCGCAATAAAAAAGACCCTCTTTGGTCAATTTAATAAAAGAACTATCTGGCTTTAATTTAGGTTTGACTTTGCCTTTTTTATTGATATATTCAACAACCTTTTCGCAATCACTCCAATTACCTGCAACTCCAAGCCAGCCACCATCAATTGCGACAATCTTTTCTTCAAAGTATTTGATACCAGTATCTTCATCAGAAAACTGACTATCTGAAACCAAGACTTTATTAATCCAATCGCCAACAATTGTAGTCATGTTTATACCTTGTTTATACATCCTCGGAATTCAAACTCATCCTCACCAGATACCATAACCAACTCTGGCATTAACATTCTGCCATTTTCCCATGACAGTAGGACAAACCCTGATCGCCAATCTACTGGTGCATCTTCTGTATAATGTATAAAGGCATCGGAATGAATATCGGCTAGTGTTCCAGTTTGAACACCCCATCTCGTTCCCATGTTGAAGGCAGGACTGAGATCGGTAATAGGAAATGCGGATAAATTGTGGGTATGCCCACAGATATAATTGATACCGCTATTTAAGGCATTGCTCCTAGTAGCACCGAAACCACCCTTCCATCGGTGTTTTATGCAGGTATCTTCATTGACCCAAAAAGACCAGCAAGATTTCCATAGCGGAAAATGATCTTTAAGGCTAAATCCGAGAATACCCTCATAAGTCGCTGCACCTGAATTTGACAGAAATGTTTCAAAGCGAGCATCATGATTACCCAGACACCATATTAAAGGAGTATCTTTTCTGGCAGCATTTTCAATTCCTGTCATAAATTCCTGACAGGCTTCAAGTTCTTCTTTTACTGTAGGAGTTTGCGACCAATTGATTCTCTTATGTGCGCTATTTTGACTTCCATCGAACATATCGCCATTGGCTACAATCGCTTTGAGTTCGCCTTTAAAAGCCTTAATCATGGCTAATAGTGCTTTATAAGCTGTGGTTACTTCGCCTGGCTGAAAGTGAGCATCAGAAAATACTATGACTCGACCTTTATCTGGAATCTCAATACCCCTGCGAACATGACCAGAGGTTTGATCTATTTTTTTAATATTAGTACGACCAGTAGATTGCGGATTAGTCGTTGGTAATTCTATTTGATACTTTAACTCTAAAGCCCTTCTTCTAGCATGGACTGATCGAATACCCATCTTCAATGCTCTTGATACTCTATCTGGACTACCCAATTCTTTCCAACATTCGATGAATTGCTCATCAGTAGCAAGGTAATTAGACATAAGACTCCCTAAGTGAGTAAGCGAATCTTAACTGAATTTAATTAATAATCAATGACATATTTGTAACCCTTATGCTAATATGACATTGTCAGATAGGGTACAACTGTCCTTGTATGCCACAAATAGTCAAAAGCTATTTCCTATCTGACACCCATTAGTGAAGATTATGAGTAAAAACAAGGTAGGTAGACCATCCGATTATTCATTAGAGTTAGCAATCAAAATCTGCGAAAGAATTGCTAATGGAGATGGTTTAGTCAAAATTTGTCGAGATGACGAATCCATGCCCCATAGAAGTACAGTCATGTCATGGTTGTTTAAGCATAAAGAATTTGCAGACATATACGCACAGGCGAGAGAACATCAAGCCGACTTCTATTTTGAGGAAATATTAGAAATCGCTGATGGATCAGAAGCCGATGAACTATTAGATAAGAATGGCAATCCTACTGGTAAAGCCAATCATGAGAACATTAATCGCAGCCGACTCAGAGTTGATGCGAGAAAATGGATTGTGGCAAGATTAGCTCCTCGCAAGTATGGCGATCAAGTGCAATTTGATGCCGAAAACAACAATTGGACAGTTAATGGCATCCCAGTCAAAACAAAGTAGAGAACCAATCAATTTACCCCCTTTGCACAAGGGACAGCAAGAAGCCTACAATGCTTCCACTCGATTCTTTGTAGTGCGCTGCGGTAGACGATGGGGCAAAACTGCAATGATGCAGAATATTGCTTGTGCAGCAGCAGCCCAAGGCGAGAAGATAGGCTGGTTTGCTCCTGACTACAAAATCCAATCGGAAGCCTTTCGAGAGATTACCGACCTATTATCCCCAATGATTAAGCAAGCATCCAAGATTGATGGGATTATTCAAACTTATACTGGTGGGCGCATAGACTTCTGGACTCTGGAGAATGAAAGGGCTGGTCGATCCAGAAAGTACCATAAAGCCTTTATTGACGAAGCAGCCTTTACCAAGCCGAATATGCCAAAGGTCTGGCAAACTGCGATTAAACCAGCATTATTAGACTATCAAGGCAGTTGTCTAGTAGCTTCCACCCCTAATGGCATAGATAGCGATAATTTCTTTTGGCAGATATGCAATCAACCTGAACATGGCTTTACTGAGTATCATGCCCCTACTTTTACTAATCCATTCCTGCCAACCGAAGAACTCGAAAAGCTGGAGAGAGAAAATCACCCATTAGTCTTTAAGCAAGAATATTTGGCTGAATTCGTGGATTGGGCAGGAGAAGCCTTTTTTAGCGTAGATAAGCTGCTGGTCGATGGTAAGGCAGTTGCCTATCCCACTAAATGCGATGGTGTCTATGCAGTCATTGATACTGCGGTCAAGGGTGGAAAAGAAAATGATGGTACTGCGATTGTGTATGTGGCAGTCGATAAGTACACCCAAAACCCCTACAACTTGATTATTCTTGATTGGGATATTGTGCAGATTGATGGCGCAATGTTGGAAAATTGGATGCCAAGTGTTTTTGCAAGGTTGGAAGAACTGGCTAGATTGACTAATGCAAGGGCTGGAGTTGTCGGAACATTCATTGAAGATGCTGCTGCTGGTTCGATTCTCATACAACAAGGGCGCAGCAGAGGATGGAATACTCATGCGATTGACTCTGGACTTACTTCAGTTGGCAAAGATGAAAGAGCCATTTCTGTATCAGGTTACTTTCATCAAGGACTCATGAAGATTAGCGAATATGCTTTTGATAAAACTATGACATTTAAGAATGCAAGTCGTAATCATCTATTATCTCAAGTCACCAGTTTCAGAATTGGTGACAAAGAAGCCTACAAAAGAGCAGATGACTTATTAGATGCTTTCGTTTATAGTCTAGCCATTGGTGTTGGTGATAAATATGGCTACTAAGGAAGAACTATGTCAGATGTAATGATTAATAATACATATC